CCAAAGGCCAAAAATATGGACAGAAAACCATCCATATCCCACCTCTTGACCGAACTAAGCTGTAACTAACAGCCTAGGTCCGGCCACTGTCTAGCTAGACTTTTGACAACACGCATCTGTGTTTGATGGGAAGAGACGGAGTTACGTCCCTTTACCCCACTATCCAGAGATGTAATGTTACCAATCGCTTGAAGTCTAGACGGGTAATCCCGTGACGGGGAAAATTCCTCGTCACGCCGCGCTAAACGCCACAGCTCGGCTAACAAATAGCCTTGCCGCTCATCTAAGTAGGATTTCCCTACTTCTGTCACATGTACGAAGTCAAATCCTTCGATCTGATTTCGACAGCGAACTGGAGAAGCTTCATCCAAGTTACTGATGAAGCCTCCGTCACCGAAGCCATCCGGTATCCTGATGCGAAAAGCACCAGGGACGCTTTGGACTAGGTGATCGAATACTGGACTCAGAGTATGGTCAACGAAGGGCTTTGAACCCCTTCGAATCCCAAGTCTGCGTATAGCATTCGCAGTACGGTAAACCGTCAGAATAGATGATAGCTCTTCTTTCAAGAAGAATGGCTTAACATCACGGCCAGAAGCAAAATGCGCACCACAGCTTTCACGAAAAGTAGAGCAAAAATGGCTCTTCTTTTCGTTGATACGAAAGCCAAAGAACGCAGACGCCTCTGAGAACAATTTAAAAGCAGATGTCGGTATAATGACATCGTCTCCATACACACTGACAGTTAGATCATCAATGTGTAAATATTCGACGCACGATTTTGCAAGTGCGAAGAATACGAGAGACTGCAGTGGAAATGTGAAGCCGTTCCCCATACTGGAGAACTTCTCCCATCGTCGCTGCTGTCCTTTTAAAGTCCCGTATCTGGTCCGACACAAATCCATCACAGAAAACCACTGAGGAGGAAGAACTTCCTCAATCATTTTCGAAGCGATGGAATCGCTGGCCGACGAATAATCCACCGTTGCATAATCACCGGTTTGACTTCCGATGAGTGCAAAATGTGAATTTATCGTCTGATCAGTTAAGTCGATACCAGCCCTAAGGAGTCGTCGCTTAATCATTTTGCCGATAGATAGCTGGAACCATAAATTGATCCCAGGTTCTTTGGCAATAACTCGATTAGTTGATGCATCCTTAGGAACAGTAATAATCTCGTTTCCTATCTGAAACGTCGGGTAACCGATCAATTTCAGATGCTGACCCCAGCGAGGATAAATCTTCTCAATGAGGTCAGGTGGAAACAAAGTAAAGAGGTCACGTGTAACTCCAGTTTCGCACTGGAACTTTTCTTGCGAACTAGCATCTTTACGCTTTATCAGCGTAGAGGCGCCAGGACCCCAGTCTGGGAATGCTAACCATTCTTCAAAAGAAAACTCACCTAAGATAAAGGCTATTTTCCGTGTAACTGCGTTAAGCAGCCACACGTTAGGCCCAACGAATGAAGGGTCTAAAGCCAAATTCCTAAAGCGAGAATTCGTAAGCCTACACATCTCCTCAAAAGTAAGAAACTTCTTGAGGGCTACATCGTCCAAATCATAGCTAAGGGTTAACCCCTTAAACTTTGAGAGGAACTTTGTAGCAGCGTAAGCATCCCTTAAAGCCTCCACAGTAGAATAGTGGAGCGGATCGAAACCCAGATTTGCGAGCTGCTCATGTTCATTGTTTATGAACAAGAGATAAACAGCCAGCGCTCTAGGACAATCCAGGGATTGAAGATAGTCAGCAATTACCTGATTTTGTAAATCAGGTGCAACACGGTAGGAAACAAGTCCTTTAAGGAACTTGGAACTACGCCTATTATAGTGCATAGTACCTCCGGAGTTAAGAATGACGAAGCCGTTTGTTTAGAACGGCGGATCGAAATTCTCGACAGCAGCCTTGAGAGGCGATCCCGTCGAATCAGACGGGGCAGCATCACTAGCTGTGATCGTTGTTGCGAAGAGACTAACCATTGTGTCGAACAAAGCATCACGTTCCCACAATGCGCTGCGCTCAGGCAACAAAAACTCCATGATCCCCGTGCAATCATATGCTTTCGTCGGCGCCGGCTGAATGCCGGTTGCCGTTGAAGCACTGGTTTGCTCGAGAGTCGGGAGGACAACCTTCACTGTTACTTTGTACACACGACTAGCCTTGGTAGGCGGTCGTACGGACATCGTAATAGCTGGGTAGCCGATAGCGATACCTCCACTTCGATCTACCCACCGTGCAACACCTGGAAGAGAAAACCCTTCGGGGTCATACGTACGGCTTACCCCAATCGCAGCATCTCCAACTGTCTTGTGAGTCGGATCAACTCGATTCGCAATCAGTGCAAGAGACACAGGTTGGGCCGTTTTGATACTGCCAATGGCAGACATCAGAATTTACCTTTTAAAGAATAAGTACGACGTTAGCGGAGAAAAACAACCTTAAGCAAAGCTAAGGCATTCGCAGCATGCGTAACAGAGAACGGGTTCTTGAACCGAGGGGGAGACTGGGTAGGAAAGGATGTTAATTTAATCCGATCCAGCCTAATCGCCTTCATGCTCTCGTGCCCATAACCTCTGTCATAATGCGTACTGTTAAGTTTTACCTCCCAGCCGTACGAACGATCCATATTCTCTCGCGTAAACCGGGTTTCATAGCCACTTAAAAAAGTGAGGCCGTCCCATGAAGATAAACTCTCAAGGTACGGACCAACGCCAATAAACCAGTCGACAACGAAAGAAAATGGGATAACCTCCCAAGCTAAATTAAGAGGGTTAGTAAAGCCAGTTTGAGCCAAAAAGTTGGTAATTTGCGAATCGACCTTATAACGTATACCAAATTTGATATGCGTTATTTTTAACCATTCACTGACACCGACTTTTATATTCGTTGGCAGTTGTTGGATAATAGGTTCCTTCGTCACTAACCTCTCGACAGCACTTGACTTTATTTGGTGTACCTCTCGACCGCTAAGCTCTAACAGAGCTATAGCTTCGGCAGCAGCTTTGACGTCTCCAAGAAGCGGTTTCCAACCATATTGAAGTTCGAGCCAATTTTCGGCTAGTCCTTTCTTTACAGATGGTCCGCCCCCTTTACGATATCGAGGCTTTTTGCCTTGCCACAAGGCGTTAACGGCACCAGGAAGGTTTCCCTTCTTAAGTGCCTTTACAGAACCAGTTATCCGCATGGCAGTATTAGAAACCATACGAAGAAACTGATTGTATTCCAGGAGATCGAGCGCCAGGTTTGCACCTGTCGACACAGTCTTCTGGAGGCGCCGTAGAGCAAGATTCCGATTGCCGAGCAGATGCTGGGCAAGCGGTGGTATACCAGTCCCTGCTCCATTCAGCCACGTATATGAACCACTCCGTAAACTCGAATCTGCGGGAGATCCAGGGGGAACCCAGATCTCTTCACGGAACGCGAGGCCCGGTTGTGACTCAAGTATGTAAACTGAATGGGCATTAACAGGTAGTGTACCAGCAACTTTCTTTGCACCAAAGTTAGGCGTCCTAGAACCCGTCCATGTCCGCTGGTATATCGTCTGATTCGTCGAACTAGAAATGTTCGTCGAGCCAGGTCCTATACTGCGGTTCGGAATGGTTATATTTCGCGTCACTGATGATGCACGAAGATTACTGGCTGGTACCCAGGGACCTCGACGAGGAGGATAGTTAGTCTTCATCGCCGTACCCTCGTTCTAAGTCTAAGAAGAGAACGAGCAAGGTCCGACGCATGTGGAAATACAATAACACTGTACGGAAATCTATTGTACAGGTACGGTACTTTCATAGAGGCGAAGGATACGTGTTGAAATCCGTCGTAAGATGAGAGGGACATACGAACAGCAGAAATCGCTACGTAGGACGGGAGCGAAAAGGTATATCCGTGCAATCCACGAATGGAAAGCAACGGAGAATACGCTATAGGCTCGTCGTACCACGGTGATTTCACGCTGAATTGTATGACTTCTTTCATCCCGCGTCGGAGACTCAACTCGATAACTGAAGCAGCAGTCAGTCCTCGATTAGATTTAAATGGTTCGTTGATAGCGGCTGGGTACGGTGGAAACACCATTTCGAGCCGCTTTCTAAAACCAAGTGCTGCATTCTGAGATTTTCTCAGTTTGCATGATGCCCCGATTCAAAAAATCGAACCGAAACAAAAGACAAGCTTAGCTACGCTAAGCGTCCCATCAACATTCTGCGAGCCGTGGAAAACGGCGAACAGGTACCCAAGAGAGGCACAAACAAGAACCCCCCCTGTCATCCAACCAGCCTTTTTAAGACACCCTCCGTTTTCACGGAGATGCTTAAGCAAGGCCGGAAGTTGAGGAGGGGAAGTTCGAAGCTTGACTCTCATTGAATACCTTTCAGAATTTGATCAAGGACGGGCATTTAGCCCATCAACCTCCCGGTATTAGAAATTCCAATACGAGAGATCACCTTAACCTGGGTTTCCCACAGGTCAAGTAGAACGGACAACGGGTACTGCATCAGCTCCCAATCCGCGCGCATCCAGCAATATGTACCATCTTTGTTAAAACGGTACATCCGATGGAGTGTGTTTGAATTGTTAAGGAGAGGACGTAGTGCGACGAGCTGTTCTACTACAAACCTACGAGTTACTTTGGTCATGATAATCTCCAGTTGGCGTTTCTGGACCG